GGAAGTTAATGAACCACCCTGGGTTTACAGCCGCCGCGGTTGGCAAGTTAACCGCGCCAACGCCGCCCGTCCAAATGTACGTTGCGGCTCGGTTATTATCGGTAGGATTGAAGTTTATTGCCGTTTGAATTACTGTCGTACCTGTGGCTAGCGTGCCTAGTATGTTAACCAGTCCGTTGCCCACCAGTGTTGCGGCGTCGGCAGCGGATGTGCCCGCGCCGAATGTCACGTTCTCGTACGTGCCTGCCTCTGTGCTGTTGTCGGATAAGTAAACATACCGCGACTCACCCGCTAAGATCTCAATGGCCTGAAAGCCGTCAATGTCCTCAACGAAGAAGCTATCCGCTCCCATGTTACGGAAGAGAATGTCCGTCCCTGTCGATCCTTGGTTGCCTGGTGGCAGCGTGACAACCCAGCCGTCTGCGTCCGGTGTGCAGTCCATGATACGAGACGCTGCGACGGTGCCATCACCCGGCACGGTGTACGGGGGCCAGGACAGTGTTACGTTGGACTCGATCGCTAGAGCGGTGTAGCTTACGTCTGTGGGCTGTACGACGTCCCCAGTAAACGGAGATGTAAATGTGGGCATTATTGTGGCTCCTGAACGGATGTGTTCCTGTCAATTCTGCGAGACGAGTCCTCTTTTGTTAGCTCGCCCATGGAATTTTTGTATAGCTGTGACCAAATTTGTAGCTTGTCCGGGCTCTTAAGGTACGGCTGCGCCTGCAGTAATGAACCAAATAAAAGTGCTTGCGGCGCCTCGCGCGTGATCAGGTTCTCCTGGTTGTCGTCGGCGAGTGGTTGAACCCGGTTGTAATAAATAATCTCTACCGGGTACTGCGCGTCAGGTATTGGCGCGAATGCCCAGTGGTTGTAGTCATAGTCTGAGTAGTACTTGGGCTGCCCCGTGTTAAGCTCGTTCTGAGCCTGGGCCACGTAGTCCTGGCCGCGCAAAAGAACTGGCTGCCCGTTGATCTTCATGGACACGGTCTTGCGCCACCGGGCTGGCTTCTCCAGGGTCGCTCCCTGAGAGCCTGATAGCAGGGTTGTCTCAACCACCACCAGCTCCCAGAGTGTTTTTACTTGTGCCGCGATCTCTTGTTCGGCTAGCATGATCATCCTCGGGATCTGCTCCACGAATGACTGATCGTCTCGCTCAGAGTACCGTATGATGTCTTGGATTAGTGTGTCATATGTCAACACTGGTGCTGGCATGATTACCTCGAGTAGTAGGATACGTTAGGCGTCAACATCACCGGGGACTTGTCTCTCTCCTCGGCCTCGGCCTGCGTCAGCCAATAGTTAGCCTGCCCGTCAAGGTATTGAATGCGGGCAAGATCGATCCCAGGGAGTTGCAGCGACATCTGGTGCGACAGCATCTTCTGGACCGCGGCTATCCAGCGGTTTGGTACATAAAGCTCATTTGACAGATCTCCAACGTCCTCGATCTGCTTTTCAATTATAAGTTGGAACACCTGGAAGTCGTTGTTCGGTATTGGCCACAGGTACATCTGCGGGTTGATCTGACGGTCCATCCAGTACTGCAGCGATCGATCGCTCTCAAATTGCTTGTTAGGAAGATTCCAGTAGTCATCACGGTTCAGGCGCGCGAGCGGTATGTCCTGCTGCGTGTACGAGAACGATAACGCCCTTAAAGAGAACGTGGTCGCGCCTGTGTTGCGTAACCTGAAGTTGTAGTGGCCGGGGCTTGGATCGACCGGGAAGTAGTACCATTCAGAATCAGCCAGTGTGACCGTTGGTAGAGTGTAGCGAAGAGTCCATGTGACACCGTCCTCGCTCGTCTCGTAGACCAGGTTAAGTGTCTGCGCCCCGTATGAGTTAAAGCCTACTTGGTATATACGCTGCTGGTTTCCGTAGTTGGCGCCGAACCAGTTGTTAAGTAGTGTTGAGGTGCCGAAGGTCACCAGATTGTTGTCGAACAGGTTGGGCGCGGTGGAGTTGCTCGCGGGTAGCGCCGCAGAGATCGCCGGTGTTATAATGTAGCGCCAGTTAGCCTCACGCACGTCGACCGTACCCTGTGGCAGGTTTATGATTGTCTGGTTCTTGACCGTGCCGGACATGTAGTTCTCCAGCATCCACAGGTTAACTCCCCGGTTCGAGAGGTTCTGTAGTATGTAGAAAAGAGCTAGCTTGCCAGCGTCAATGTACTCAGGCGTTTGCTCCTCCGCGGGCTTTCCAGCCTCACGGAAGGCAAACTCAATCATCTGAGCTACGTTGACCTTGGTCTGGTTTGTGGTGCCTGAGTAGGCCATTACTTATCTCCCGCGTCCGCTTGTCCGCTTCGGTGCACTATTTTTCACTCGCTCGGGTAAATTTTTCTTTACCTTACCAGCGGCAACAAACTCCTTGCCAACTTTCTTTGGTATGCCAAGTGTGGACTTACCCTCAGCGGCGGCGTACATCGCGCCCATCTGGGCTTTTGATTTAATCGGCATATTAGTACGCCTTGCCACCAGAGCAGTAGTTACCAACTGCTTCCAGGCCCTTCATAAGGTTCTCGCGATCCAAGTCGCTCATGGCCCCCATACCGGCAGCTCCTGCGTTCCCCATTGCAGCGGAGGGAGCTCTCATGGAACCAACACCAGCTGCACCAGACATACCATCAGGGCCTCCCTGAAACATCTGCATGATACCCTGGCGCTCTGCGTTCGACACTGCGCCTTTACCTGGCATGGGTCGCTTCATAGGGCGGCGCTTTACTGGTGCTGTTGCGTCGTCCGGCTCTTCATTAAAAAAGGGGCGACGGCCTCCGGCCAGCATTGGCATCTCCTCTACTGACATCTCCATTGGCGCAGGGGTAATCTCCTCGACCATGGTCGTTGTTTCAACCACGGGCTTCATCTTCTTGGTCTTGGCAATCGCCTTCTTGTCGCTCTTGTCTTTCTTCATGCCAATTGCCTTGCTATCAAAGCGCTTGACCGTGCCAGCTTCCTTTTTGGAGCGGCCGCCTTTTTTGAGCTTCAGCTCAGTCTTTGGCTCGCCCTTGTGCTGCGCCGACTCGTGCTGCGAGATAGCTTTCTTTGCGATCTTCTTGTCTACGGCAAGGTCTTTCTTTTCCTCGGCCTTCTCCTCTTTTTTCATCGCCTTCTTGGTGACGAAGCCACCTTCCTTGAAGCAGGGCAGGTCGCACTTCATCTTTGGGTTTGCTTTGAATCCTTCCATGTTATTTCTCCTTACCTTTGTAATCCAGTTAAATAGACCGTGCGGCCGTCCTTTTTTACTGCTGTCAGTGCTTCATTCTTTAGCTTGCTCGGGTCGTATGAGACGTGAACCCATCCAGAGTCTGGAACGCCCTGCGTGTAGAACTCCAGGATAACCTGCGTAAACTTCAGATTGTCTGCGATCCACTTCGCGAGGTCGTAATTCGACACGCCGGGTATCTCGATGTCCGCGGCCCGGCCCTTGCAATGATCCGAGGTGGGGCTCCCGCCAACCTTCTGGTTAACCTCGGGCGCGCGGAACCCGGAGTTGCACTTCACGCCCTTCTTGAAGTGATCGCGCACCGGCTGCAGAACGTTCTGCGCGAGAGCCATGAGGGCTTGGATCTGCTCCTCGTTGGGCGTGTTGTCGATCCCGTGACGCAGCGCGGCCTCGCTCTTCGTCATCTCCGACAGTGTGAAGTTCGGGGAGAGGTTCATTTTGCTTGGTTGCTGCCTATTTTAATGCCGGTGATTAGACCAATAAACCCACCGACAATCGTCTGGAACGCTGGCACCAGCATCTCAAAGATCTTGTTGTTGTCAACTTTTGTATCAAACAAACCGATGCAAACAGATACGGTCATGGTCACAAGGATCATTGACAATGAAACCGTGGCAATAACCGTTACCCAGAAGCCTAGACGTTCAAGGTTAGAGTTCACCTCTTGGCCTTCATGTCCATGATCTTCTCAAGCGTCCGACCGCCGAAGTAAAAAGACATCACGAGCATGCCCCACTGACCCAGTAGAGACACAAAGTTGTCGGAGATGTCAAGCCCGGCCGCGTCCATGATCACCATCGCTAGGTACGCGGTCAGTATGTAGATCAGCGTCATGGGTCGTATGTTCTTCGATAGCCACGAGTCGGAGCCCATGTCCGACTGCAGTCTCTTCGTTAGCTCTTGCGCCTCGACATTGTCCGCCTCGAGCTCCGCGAGCTGGCCCTTCTGGGCCATCTCCATCAGCTTCGCCTGGGCCTCGGCCTTCGCCGTTGGATCGGGCAACACA